CCAGCAGCATCTTGTTGGCCGCGGCCGAGAGCAGCGCGGGGAAGTCGCTGGTGGTGTGGAAGGCGCGCTCGGCCAGGATGGTCGGGTTGCGCGGCACGTTGCGCTCGCCCCGGGCGCGGAGGAGCTCGCCGATCATGTCGGAGGGGCGCCAGCCCAGGAACTCGGTGTGGCGGCCGGTCGGCGGGGCCTGGTAGCCGGGCATGGTGCGGGCGGCGAGCGCCTCGGCCATGGCGTCGAGGATCTGCGCGGGGTCGTCGTTGGACGGGCCCGTCTCCGGACGTGCCGGTAGAGACGGGCGTGCGGCGCCGCTGGTGAAGGTCTCCCACAGCCGACCGCGCAGCACCTCCGGGGAGACGCGGTCGCGGATGGCGGCCTCGCGCATGGTGTCGAGCATGTCGGCGGTCACCAGACCTCGGGCCGCGGCGAGGACCGGCTCGTATCCGGCGATGCGCTCGACCGCGGCGCGCTCCGCCTCGGCACGGATGGCGTCCAGGTCGGGTGCCGGCGGCGCGGCCCGGCTCGGCTCAGGCGGGACGGTGGGCGGGCTGGCGTGGACGGTGGTCACGGGGTGCTCCTGCGGCGTGAGTGCGATGGGCGGCGCGGGCGGCGCCGGCGCGGGATCCGGCGAGGCCGGCGTCGTCTCGGACATAGGTGATTCCTCAGTCAGGGCGGGTTCGATGGCGGTGGCGGGGGTTCCCTGGTCCCCCTCGCCACGGACGACGGCGGCCGCGTCCACGGGGACGGGCACGATCGAGATCTCGTAGGGCTCCCAGTCCACGGCGCGGTGGATGGTCTGGCCGCTCGTCGGGTCGGGCCGCGGCTCGTAGCGATGCACCCGGTAGCCGACGCTGACAGACTGCAGCGTGCCGTCGGCGACGCGCTGCCAGACCGGCTCCACGTCATCGGCGCCGCTGAATTGCAGCGTGGCGTAGCCGCGGCCGGCCTCGAGCCGGGCAGCCACCACCCGGCCCAACACGTCGCGCGTGCCAGCGCGGCGATGGGTGTCGAGCACCGGGGCGCGGCCGGAGCGCAGGGCATCCATGCGGACAGCCTCGGGCCGCATGTCGAGCTCCTCCATGATAGGGCCGAGCGGCGGGACGAAGTTGCGGGCGCGGGCGCCGGTGCTCCACACCACCTCGACGGTGCGAGCAGTACGATTGACGGTGATGGGCGCGGCGAGCGCGCGGCAGGCCACGATCGATTGCCCCGCGGTGGGCATTCGTTCGGGCGCAGCAGCCGGCGCCGGCGCGGCATCGCTGCCAGCCGGTTCGATCGGTTCAGTCATCGGTCAGTCCTGCGGTTGCGAGTCCTGGCGGGGCGGCGCCGCTGCCCCCGTCGCTGCAATCTCGATGGCGGCGAGCTGCGCGGCATCCTGCGCGGCGCCGGATTTCGCGACGCGGCGCGGATCGCTGTCCAGCGAGAGGCCCGCCTCGTCGAGCAGGGCATTGGCCTCGCGGATCATCTCGACCACCTGGCGGAAGTCGTAGCCGAAGGCGCCAACCGCCTCGGGCTGCGGCACGAAGCCGGCCCGGACCTGCGCGATCAGCGCGGTGGTGTCCTTGAGCGGGTCGATCATCTCGTGCGCCGGCGGGACGTGGGACAGACCGTCCGGCACCTCGGCGCCCCACAGGCCGAGCAGCGCGCCCTGCGCGTGGAAGCGGTCCGCGATGGGGCGCACCAGCATCGGGATCAACATCCCGTACTGGACCTGCTCGCAGAGGCGCCGGAACTCGATCTTGCCGGCCCTCAGCGAGGAGTAGTTCGCCTGGGTGAGGTCGCCGGCGACCTGGTCGTAGGTCAGGCCCGTGCCCACCGCGGAGGCCTCCAGCGCGCGGCGCGCGAAGGCAGCGTGGCTGCCACCACCGGACGGATTCACCACCTCCACGGATCCCATGCCGCGGCGATACAGGATCATGCCGGGCTCGAAGCTCTCGACCGTGCGGCCCTGCGCATCCCGCAACAGCCCGGAGGCTGGGCCGGTCATGGCGTCGTCGCCATCCTCGGAGACGACGGCCGCGAGGCATGCCTCGATCTTGGCCTTCATGAGCAGCGCGGCCTCGTAGTCGCCGAGGTCGCGCAGCCGCGTCAGCACCGGCGCCAGCCAGGACACATCGCGCAGCTGGCCAGGGCGGCGCTTGCGATAGATGTGCAGCACGTCGCGGGCGGGGACGCGCTGGCTGCTCAACCAGGTCGCTCCCCCCGGCAGCAGCCAGGACGCGCCGGGATGCACGCGATGCAGCCAGTAGATGACCGGCTCACCGGCCTCGCCCAGACCGATGCCCTGAAGCGTGGAGACGCCCTCGATGACGCCCTGCCGTGCTGTGTCGAGGTGGTCGCTCTCCAACACCTGGAGGCGGAGGCCGATCTGGTTGGCGGGCGTGATGTCGGCTGGCAGCAGGCGGACGAAGCACTCGCCGCTCTCGACCACCGCGCGCATGACCAGCGCCTGCAGGCCATAGAGGTCGAGCCGGCCCTCAGCGTCGCAGGCGGTGCTGTCCGACCACCGGCGCCAGGCCTCGGCGTGGGGCTTGTCCGGCCAACGGGTGGTAATGCCCGCGCCGACGGCGTTGCCCGTCCAGAGATCGACGATGCGGGCGGCGTATGGATCGTTGCGGACAGCGTCGCGGGCGCGGCGGGCGACGGTGGGCGCGGCGGCGCCGACCTCGGCTGTGGCGCTGCTGCCCGAGGCCGCCCAGCTCGAGGCGCGGCTGTCCTGTGCGGCGGCATAGCCACGCAGCGCGTGCCACGCATCGCGGATCCGCCCCATCACTTGCTGCCCTCGCGAGAGAAGCTGGCGAAGGTGACGCTGGGCCGGCGGGCCGCGGTGTTCTCGGCGGCGTGCAGGACGGAGAGCGCGCGGCCGAGCTCATCCAGGGAGCGGTACTCCACGGTGCGGCCGTCGAAGGTCACACGCGTGGTGCCGCCGGTGAAGGCGGAGGCGAGCACGGCGGCGGGGGTGCCGGCGGGCTGCGCCAGCGCCCAGGCGAGGACGGAAGGATTGGTCATGGCGTTATTCGCTTCCCCGCGCTCGCGGGCTGTCGGGTGGACACCGCCAGCCGCCTTTCGCATGCTCACTGCCAAGGGAGGACGCCACGCGACGATGCCGAGCCTGAAGATCGATGGCCATGACATGGCCTACGCCGAGCAGGGATCCGGCGACCCACTGGTCCTGATCCACGGCTCGGTGAACGATTACCGCTACTGGTCACCGCAGATGGATGCCTTCGCCGCGGCGGCATTCCGAACCATGGCGGTGAGCCTGCGTTACTACTGGCCGGAGCCTTGGGATGGCGTCGGCAGCGGCTTCAGCATCGACCAGCATATTTCTGACATGGCCGCATTCATCGCCGACCTCGGCGCCGGCCCCGTCGATCTCGTCGGGCATTCGCGCGGCGCCTACATCGCATTCCGGGTCGCCGAGCGGCATCCTCAGCTCGTGCACCGGCTGGTCCTGGCCGAGCCAGCCGGCGTTCTCGACGAAACTCTGCTGCCGCCCGACACACCACCCGCGACCTACACGGCGCTCATTGCCGAGGCAGTCGAGCGTGTCAGGCAAGGTGATATCGAGGACGGGCTTCGCCACTTCTACGAATACGCCATCGGGCCGGATGCCTGGGACAAACTCGCTGAGGAGCGTCAGCGGATCAGCCGTGACAACGCGCTCACCCTGCTCGGTCAAATCAAGGAAGGACGAACGCCATATTCTCGCGCCGCAGCCCAGGCGATCGGCGCACCCACGCTGCTGGTAGGCGGCGAGCTGACCCGTCCGGCCTTTTTGTCCGTACTCGACGGGCTGGAGCAGGCGATCCCTGATGTGCGGCGGGCGACCATACCGGGCGCCAGTCACCTCATGAGCTGGGACAACCCGCCGGCGTTCAACGCCACCGTGCTGGAATTCCTGGGCGCCTAGACATTCCCCCTTAGCCAGCCACCGCGCGGTGCGAGCCAGCCGCGTGGGCGCTGGATGTTAGATGCCGCCTGCATCGGTGCCGGCGCCTCAGCAACGGGTGCCGGTGGTGATGCCGCGAGCGGCGCATCCGCCGCCTCATCCCGCAGCCGCGCCCAGAATTGCTCGCCGTAGCGGTCGGCGCCGAGCAGCCACAGGGCAGCGCGGGCGAGCACGGCGCAGTCCAGCGCTTCGTTCCGCTCGCGCAGCTTGGCCCATTCCTGCCGAGCAAAGCCGCGCCGGTCCTTCGTGGTGCGCAGCTGCTCGGCGACCAGTTGCTTGACCCACTCCACCTCGATCGCCTGCGGCAGATGCACCCAGCCGGGCGGCCATTCGTCCGCGTCGCCGCGGCCGAGCCAGAGCCGGCGATAGAGGTCGGCCTTCCAGGTCGAGACGGCGACGGTCCAGAGCTTGAGGCCGCGCCGCAGCTTCTGGCCGTTCACCAGCGCATCCACCGGCGACGGGCCCTGGACAGGCTGCGCCCGGTTCCAGCCGTCGATGCCCTTGGTGGGCGCGATGCGCGGATCCCGGAGGCGCCGCAGGTGGCCATAGACGGCGGCGGTGTCCCGGCCGCCGGTGTCGACGCAAAGCCTCGCGATGCGCATCGCGCCGCCACCCTGACGGGGCCAGTCGCGGGCGAGCAGCTTCGCCAGGTCGTCCCACGGCTCGCGGTCCCGTGGGCTGCCGGGAACCACCACATGATCGACGAGCCAGGAGGAGAAGCCCTCCGCCCAGCCCCACACATCGCATTCGAGGCGGTCGTCCTGGACGTCCACGCCGGCAGTCAGACACAGCGCCGCGGCGGGCACCACGCCCATCGCAAAATCCTCGCGGCGCTCGACCAGGCGTTCCCAATCGGGTGCCTCGCCCTGCTCCTGCCAGGTCTCGCCCAGGACCGTGTTCTTGAAGGTCTTGATGTCCTCGGGCTTGCCCTGCGCCGCCTCCCAATCGCGGGCGATCTGCGCCCAGGACAGCCAGCCCACCGGCGAGTAGAGCGCCGAGATATGGAAGCCGATGGTGTGCGGGTCGTGGCCTTCCGCTGTCGCGCGCCATTCGCCGCCGCCGAGCAGGGCGGCCTTGTCGTGCTCCTGCATGGGGTGGTCGCAGGCGCTGCAGTGATACCGCGCCGTCTCCGGCGCGCCCTTCTCCCAGAGCAGCCGCTCGAAGCGCAGCCACTGCATCTCGCCGCAGGCCGGGCACGGCACGAAGAACCGCCGCTGGTCGCTGGCCAGATACTCCCGCTCGATCCGGCTGCGGCCGGCGATGGTCGGCGTCGAAACCAGGAAGGCCTTGCGCCGCCAGCCGAAGGTGCGGGCGCGGGCTTCGGCCAGGGCGATGGGGTCGCCCTCGCCAGCGACGTCGCCCGGATAGGCATCCACCTCGTCGAGAAACAGGAACCGCGCCGTCATCGAGCGCAGCCCGACCGCGCTGTTCGCACCCGTCAGCACCAGGATGCCGCCGGGGAATTCTTTCGACAGCATGGTGTTGCCGCTGTCGCGTGCCCGGGCCGGGGCGACACGTTCCCGCAGCGCGGGCGTCTCCTCCAGCAGCGGGTCGATGCGCTGGCGCGAGAAGCGCTTGGCCAGTTCCACGGTCGGCTGCACCGCCAGCGCGGGTGCCGGCACGT